TTAAAATATTTTGTCGCTGAACGTTTTTCGATTTTGATTCTCTGATTTCCCATGATCTATTTATAGTTAAAAAAAATCCCCCAATAAAGGGGGATCTTCTTGTGTACCTAAAAAATTACAGGTTAGTAACCTTACGTTTTCTGTAGTATACATTGTTGCCGTTACCTGCAGTGACAAAAGGATTGTCAGCAATACCGTAACGAGTTTTAAATCCGATTCTTGGTTGGAAATCATTCTCACCAATTGTCTTCATCATGCTTAATGGAACATACGGGCAATAGAACATACCAGCGTCATAAGGGTTTGAACCTTTATAACCACAAGTAAAGTAATCTACACCAGCATATGGATCAACGTAAACAGCTATGTTGCCGTTTAAAGTACCAGCTCTAAGTGAACCAGTTACGTCAGAATCCATTTGTTGTGCACCTAATGCACCCATACCAGTATCCATAACGCCAGCAGCATTTAATGCAGCAGCAACGTTGTTAGATACCATTACCCAGTTACCCTTACCGCGACGTGTGTCAACAGCAATTTTGTTAGCTTCATGCTCAATTGCTTGAACTAGAGCTTTGTAACGTTCGATAGACCAACGAGCACCACCGTTATCAGCAGCATTAGTTGCGTTCCATATACTAGCGACTGCGCCACGAGTAGATGTCTTCGAATTAACGTTTACTAAACGGATAATCTCACGATTCATTTCAGCTAGAATTTCAGTTGAAAGGATGTTCGCAAGTTCTGTCTCAGCAGAAAGACCATGAATTGCTTTAAGGTCTTGCGCTAATTCAGTAGTGTATTCAGCTTTAAGAGCACGAGACTTTGCAGTCACAGTAGTCTTATCGATTGAAAACGCCATTTGAGGGATAGCAGGTGAACCACTAGTTCCTTGAGCTTCAGCAGTTGCCGTAGCGTTACCAGAACCAGGCTGATACTCATGAACAGTATCGTCGTCTTGGTCTGCACCAGAACCAGCACCATCGTCACCAGCAAAAGGGTCGTTGTTGTCTGCATCAGCAGTACCAGTGTCGCCAGAAGCAGCACCAGAGAAACCAGTATCAGCTTCACCGAATAATGCTTCAGTTCCACCTTGAGTTGTATAACGTGATTTCATTGCAAAGATTAGACCAGTTGGTCCAGTCATTGGCTGTACGCCAACTAGATCAAATGCTAACATAGCTGGAGTAGCACGTCTCACTAAAGAGATAAGTACTGGATCCCAGTTATCTACGCCTGAACCGGTAGCGTTATTGGCGGCCGCTTCATTTAAGTTGCGCTCCTCCATAAAGGCTTTTTCTTGATTCTCAAGAACTACAGCAGTAACCGAACGTCTATGTGCGTCCATTATCTTTGTAGAGTCTTTAGATTCTAGAACAGGAGCCCATTTTTCCTGTAATTGAACTTGATTAATAGCTTCCATTTATATTTCTCCTATGGATTATTTAGTACGCTCGATTGCGCTTAGATATCTCTGCATGTTATCAGTTATATCTGTTTCTTGAGTGTGTAACTTATCCTCAGTAATAGCGTCCACTTCTGGAGTTGCTTCTACCGCGGTATCTTTATTAAGGTAAGATTCCTTAATTGTTGCTACTTTAGCTGCATAAGATTCGTTATCGTCGGCTTCAATACCTTCAATTAACTCTTTTACTTTTGCTTCTTCAGTTGCTGCTAAGCCTTTAACTGCTTCAGTAACGATATCTTTACGTTCGAAAGATTTAACTTTCTCAGCAAGATCCATTGCATTAGCTGTTGCGTCATTTAACTGAGTCTTCGCATCTTTTGCTTCTTCAGATAGAGCATCTAAGATGTCTCCTTTATCCGAAGGCACATTGATGTGATGTTCAGCAAATAACTGACCTAGAGAATCAATAAATGATTCTGTGATTTCAGATTTCAAAGAATGCTCAATCGCAACTTCGTTATCCTTCATCCAGTTTTCGACTACATATGTTAAGTAACCGTCAACCTTATCAACCAAATCTTCTTTAATAGCTTCAACTTCACCAGCTAGATCAGAAGCATAACGCTCTTCTAATTTTGCTGTCTCAGCGATGATTTTAGAACTTAAGGCAGCTTCGAAAATAGTTTCAGCTTTCGCTTTGAAACCTTCAGATAATGTATCTTCGTCTTTAACTAACGCTTCAACATCTTCTTTAAATTTCTTTTCAACTACGTCACCAGTAGTACCGTCATCAGCTTTGACTTTTTTCTTCTTAGCTTTTGACTTACCATCTAGATCTTTTTCGCCGTCTATTTGCTCAGCTTTACCTGACTTCTTAGACTCTTTCTTAGCTTTACTTCCTTCCATTTCACCTTCGTCTTCATCACCTTCATCGTCCTCTTCTTCTTCATCGTCTTCCACTTTAGCTTTCGCTTCTGCTTTTTTCGCTGCTTCGAAGATCGCGTCAAGGCCATCTTTAGACATTCCTGCCATAGATGCTTGTATTGCTGATACTGTACGAGCTTCCGTAAGAGGTGCTTCAACTTGCGTATCTGCTTCTACTTGCGTATCCTCCACGATAACCTCTGCTACATCATCAACAATCTCGTCTTTAATTTCTTCAGACATTGTGTTCTCCTATAGAGATTATAGTTTAGAGAGGAAATGCTCAAAACCTGCTGATTGTTGCTCTTCCGAGAAACCAGCTTTAGATTCTTTCACTTCTGTCTCACCTTCATCAATTACCTTAACAAAGTGACCCGGTCTATCCATTTCATAGGATACTCCTTCCATAATGCCATTTACATATGCATTAGGGGCAGAGGGATCTTGAACGATATCAACTGTGTTCAGCATAAAATCATCTGCTACATAGTTAACTCCATTCTTCATTGATAGGCTTCCCATACCACGACTAGACACTCCCAGTTGGACGCCACCTTCGACAAGACCTTTTACAATCTGTCCCATAGGCGTATCCAAAATTAGTGCTTTTCCCATCACATTATTACCATCCCATTTAAGTTCGGTAATTCTGTGAGAAACTTTATCCAAATTAATGGAAGGGCCATCAGGGTGATTCAATTCACCTACTGCTCGACCTGTAATAACTTGCTCATTGACAAATTTGTCAACGGCTTTTGTAAGAACTTCACGTGTATATATACGTCCATTCTTATTCTTGTTCTCAGCTTGCATAAACACACCTTCTAAAAAGGTTTGCTTTGTACCATTCTTAGCTTCCGATATGGAATAGCTAAGTTGGTTCTGAGTATATTCTGTGATTAGCTTCATTTAAGCTCCCATTAATTTGATGAATTCTTTGACTGACTTTTCAGCATCAGCCAGACTATCATAATTATCAACCTTGAGACCATCTATATACAGATTAAACTTCTTAGCTCCAGCTTTCTGTTGTGTTATAACTGCCTCAATATTTTTCTTCTTACCAAGCTTCTTCATTTGGTTGACTACCTTCTCACCACCACCGAGCTTCAATTTTGCTTCTATTACTTCATTAAATGATTCCTTAAACGTCAGCATCTGCTTCTTGTTCTCCTGTTACTTCGACTTCCGTCTCCGCAGCAGGTTCTTCATCCGCAGGAGCGTCATCAGATGCTCCATACATTTTAGAAGCAACTTCTTGTTTATGATTATCCAATGCGTCAATTATTTTATCATGCATAATACTATTAAAAGTATTGTTGCTAGTTTGCGCATCGCCCGTCTTTATGTTGTCAATTAGTTCATATGTTGTCATAATCTCTCTGTATAGTATTTATAAAAATGTTTATTTCCAGTAAACTTTTTGTAATACGACCTGTAATTAGATCGTACCACGTGCCAAATCAGGGTTAAAGTCATCCGGAGTAACAGGATCATCAACGTTCTGCTTAGCAATATCTTTAATCTCATCATCAGTTAACTTAAGAATATTTCGACGTACCCATTCCTTAGACCAGAACGTACCAATATATTCGTCCATCATCTGAACTGTTTCGATTCTTTCTTTTAGGATCTCTGCATCTTTTAATTCTGAATAATAGTTATCCCGTGAATACTCAACAGCAATCTCTTCTCGGATGTTTACCCAGTCACTTGGTACAATAATCTTTTTAAGGATCAATTGTCTTTTAAGTGCTTCATAGAATAGTGTTGAGAACTTATTACGGCAACGATCTATAAACTTTTGGAATTTAAGTTCATCACGTGTAATTTCTGACGAGCGTCCAACAGAGAATGCATCAGCTTCTGTTAGTCTGCTCATAGGAACATTTAATGCCCTATATAATTTTTGTTGGAAGTATTGAATATCTTCAATCTCACCAAGGTTTTGTCCACCCGGTAGAGTATCGATTTCAGTACCACGGCCACCCTCTCTTCGAGGTAACCAAAAGTCTTCCATAATATTACGATGAATCTTCTCATCTTTAAGATTACCAGTAGTAGGATCGTATACGACCTTATTACGATACTTGTTCATTGTATTATTTAAATATTCTTCAGCTTTCTGCTTAGGTAAGTTACCAACATCGATATAAAATATACGACGTTCAGGAGCTCTTGCTATACGATAGATGACTAATGAATCTTCCATCATACTTAATTGGTTAATAGGTTTAAGGGCTTTATTTAAGTAGCCAATAACCTTATTGCGTTCTTCATTTAATAGACCTGAGTTAACTTGAATGATAGCATCAGGATTAATACGTAATCCCTCACCAGATTGTGTCATTTGATCATCTTGATATAGGTAGTACTCTCCTATTTCTTTAGTAAGCTCTGCTCCAGTCTTAGGATCTTTAACCTTCTCAGTCTCTTTAACCTTGCGAATCTTTGTAGGATCTACTTGTCTTAGCTCTAATATTCCTGCATCTGCTTTAGAATCATTAATAATAACATGATAAAATAAACGTCCATCTACATACCAACGTCTAAATGTATCGTATGCTGTATTAGAGAAGTTAGTTAGACTTAGAATTCTATCGAATTCATCTTGAATAAGTTGTTTAACTTGATCAGATTGTTCTAGCATATCAAGATTTAACTTAGCGATAACACCATTCTCATCAGTGATTGCCTCATTACATATATCTTCAATAGCCATATCTACTTCTGGATATGAAGCCACTGCACGGTATTTCATAATTAGATCTTTATCATTCTTGTACTTATCACCATGTACATCCATGTACTGACCAAAGTATCCACCTGTCGGAGAAATCTCGTATGCACCATCCTCGTTATCTACTGCGAACGATACTGCTTTACCCTTAGTAGGGTCATCTATTGCTTTACGTTTGAACTGCCAACCGAATAGCGACTTGCTATTATCTTTAGGGGTGTTGTTCACTTCTTTAATCTCTTCTGCCATAAAATTTGTTATTCCTTTTATACTCTTTTCTAAATATTATTTATAACACTTAGAAAAGAGTACCCGAAGGTACTCCTTAATGTTTATATCGATGATTTACGTTGTCTTATCAGACTCCCAATACTGAACTTGTAGTTCAACTTCGAACTCTTCAATAGTATCACCCGTTTCATAACTTAGTTCAATCGCACCTAAGTTAGTAGGGAAAGTACCACGAATGTTATAAGTCTTCTTAGTAGTTCCATTCTTGTCCAGTTGCTCAACGATCATATCCGCCATGTAAGAACTAGGCTGTGTTAAACCTGTGTTCTCTTCATGTTGGTTAATACCGTTCATCCACTGTTCAAAAGAGTTACGTACATTGAAGTCCGTATCGTTAATAATAGTAACCGACCATGGATCAAACGTTCTGTCACCCGCAATCTTTAATTGACGACCGCGAAATGGAACTTCGATCGGTGCAATTATGCTTGCTGGCATACTTGAAGCTTTACACATGTAAGATGCCAACTCAACATTCGCTGTAACATAACTTGGAAAAGCCATTGTTACTTTGAATAGATTAGGTCTAGCACCGCCGCCAACTAGTTT